GACCAGTCTTCTGGAAATTGAACCCTGCCTGAGGGTCTTTAAATTCATCGAGTAGTAGTATGTCTATTAGTTGAGCTTTAGGGGCCAATACTACGTTCATCTGGTAAGGTGAGAACTCTGCCCAGAACTTTAGAAATGCCTCGTAAGACATTGTCCCAGCGGTTCCTCCAATGGTATCGTCTCCGATGGTAAAAGCAGCAGCAGCGTTATTGTTGCTATCCCCGTTGATCAGAACATCTACTGCATCAATAAGCTGGTCATTTGCTATTTGATTACCTATCTGCCGCAGGAAAACCGATACAACATCGACTTTCTTTCTGCGAAGGGCTTCATAACTTGCCTCTAACATTCTTCCGTATTTGTATACATTTACTACGTTCTCTTTAGTTTTGATCTTTGTTACAGGAATTTTGGCCCCTTCGGCTACTCTGCGAAGTTTCTTATCATCCTCAGCAGTATCCATATAAATAGACCTGTAGGAGTCGGAATCTATGTTTGTAGTAGTGGCGATAATAGATGGTAATATATTCACTTCCTCTAGGCCCTCTCTTACGGTCCTAGAAATGTATTCAGGGAACAATACCGATGAATCATAGGTCTGGAAAAACTTCTCTACAGGATCCGATTTAGGCCCTTTGACCTTTATATCGAATCTTTTTAACTGTCTTTGGAAGGCATCAAGGCCCTCATGTTCGGTCCCTTTATAATCTATGTCGGGGTCAAGCTCTGCTAACTTTTGAGCGAATGTCTTGCCTTCTTGCACTGCTTCTTGATATATGCCTTTTTCAAGTTGTATATTGTCAAATGCCATTATTTATCTCCTCCTTAAAGTAATATTCCTACTGTTTTACTTACCTCATCGACCATCACGACAAGGTATTCTCTCCCATTGGTACCATCTGTTTTTACACCAGCTCCATCGGATACAAGTTTTTCATACCCTACCTTGGGAGCTGTTCCTGAGTAGGGGAATTCTACATATCCACCTATCTGAACGTTTACTGCTCCATCTTTTTCCACTTTAATTGCTTTGCCATGAAATACTTCGGCATCAGCTGCAACATCTACAGTTTTGCTAGCAGATATCTTTACTGGTTTGCCTTCTGCTGTGCTATCTAAAGCGCTTAGGAAAGTTGTATTTAGGTCACCTAACCCTTCAAATCCTACTGTTCTTGCCATTTGTCATTCCTCCTTAACCTAAGTAAGCCTCGTTATCAACGGGCTTTTTAGTGTCTTTATTTTGCTTGCCTTTTGTCTGTGGCTGTGGTGGATATTTCTCATCTACCTTCTTTTCATACTGAGTTTTGAAGGCTTTTAATTCCTCCACATTACACTTATCAAAGACTTTCTCCATCATTTCCTCATTGAAAGCTTCTCCCTCTGCCATTTTTCCAAGTCTACAACATTCTTTCTTTAAATCTTCTACATATTGGTCTCCCATATCTGCCTTAGGCTTTAATTCCTTTAATTCTTTTTCTGCATCCTCTGCTTTTTGAATAGCTTCATCATAAGTTTCTAAGTCTTTTTCTAAATCAGCTACAGGTATTTCTACAACATCAGCTTTATCAGCTTTAGCCTTTTCTACTAATCCTTTTAAATGTTTCATTGATATCTCTCCTCTCTTTGTAATTTGAGCATAAAAAATAGACCTTTCATTATTGGTCTTTTTATGTTTCTCATTATTGGGTTTTCCTTTTTCCAACTCATCCTTTTCTAACTTAACACCTTTTACTACTCCAGCTGCAGGTTGAGCTGGAACCGCTACAAAACTAACCTCATATGCTTCCTTTGGATCCTTCATTCGTAGGTAACAAGTGACCTCTTTATCATTTACCTTATAGCTTCTACCAGGCCAGTGACTACAATTAGCTCCGTCAAAAAATGAGTTACCGCAAATATCACAAATAAGATCGTCAATTGAAAATCCTACTGATACCTCTTTAAGTATGCCCGCCTCAATATCTTCTATAAGGTTCTCGTGGCCTTTCTTGACTGTATAAGCCCATGCTTTTAGCTGGTAGTATTGCTTGCCTTTTGTTTTTATGTCGCTTTCTATTTTCTTACCTGGAACCCTAATAACTTCTGTTTTGTATATCCTAGAGTGCTGGTTTCCGCTTCTCCATGAGTGATCCTGAATGAAGGTCTTGCCCTCGAATAGGTTGGCTAGAATGTCCAGGTCCTTTTTGGTGAAGTATTCATGATCCCTATCAGCTTCATTGTCGCAAAGAATAATTGGGTATGTATATACTTCATCATCTGTTAACTCTCTTCTGGTATATTTGTTTATCAGGGCCATGTCTTCATCTTTGATTTCTGATACCTCTTTTGTTGCCACTAGGGCCTTAAGATGGAATTTCTGTTGATTTAACTTTTCCCTTTCTTTATCCAATGCCTCACCTCCCTATGCATTCCCTATATACTCTTCATACTGCCGCTTTGTCCTCGGCAACTTCCTACACCTGCAATTCGGATGCGTATCTACCACTACCTCCGGCGCTTCTTCTATTCTCCACATTTGACCGTGTAAACTACTGCATATGTGACAAGCATCTGGTGCAGCACTCCATTCGCAATATTCAAAGCCTTCCGCTAGATATTCAGCAGTTTCTGCTCTGTCGATTGCCATAGCTGATTCACTTCGGGCCAATCTCTCCCAATACCAGCGTTCCCCGGTAATTGTATCTTTTAGCTTTCTTTCTAATGTTCTGGCCCACTCTGTAGGATTATCTCCTACTACTGCATGCTCTGCCATTATGTTTATTACTTCTGCTTCCTTGTCTTTTGCTTTGGTTGTTACTAATTCCATACCATTCCTTAATAATTCCTGAACATATGGATGCTCATAACTAGCTACTACCTGGTTGTTTTCACTCGCAAGATCCGGAAAAAACTCTTGAATGTATCTATTAGCTCTTGTTGCACCATAACCAAAAGCATGTAGTAGGTATGTTCCATAGGTTCCATATCCTTCAATTGTTTCATGACCGGATCCTTGGCCTATCATATCTGTCACGAATTCTTCGACGGCTTTTTTGACTTTCTCTCGGTAGTCTGGTGGTAGGTCTTTAGTTCTTTTAACTGCTTTTTCTTTTGTTTGTTCCGGTATAATGGCTAGAATCTTCTTTTCTAATCGTTTGACGCACTTCATGTAACCCTCGAGTGTATCTTTTTCTATTTGGAGCTGCTCAGGGTCTTCCGGTGGAAGGTTAAAAGGGCTCTTAATCATCTTTTTTTTAAAGGTTTTGTCTTCCTGGCCTTCAGCTTCTCCATTATTTTCTTGCTCTCTTCCTGGAGGTTCCCCTACCGGCTCATCATATCCAAGCTCTTCAGCTACCATTTGTTGATCGATGATATTCTGATTCCTTAAGCGGATCACATTATCTATTTGCCTACTCCGGGCCTGTTGCTTCATCATATCAGACCGGGCCTCTTCTGCCATGTCTTGTAAGTTTATTTTCTCCCACACTATTTCATATGATATATTTCGGCCTGTTATAGTTTGCCATTTATCTATAATGTATCTAATCATTGGTGTTACTTCATCTTGGTAGTTGTCTAACTCACTTGTGAGGAAATCAGCTTGCTGTTGTGACATTCTTTCTGTTGTAGACCAGCTAAGACCTAGCAAAAACGGTGGTAGTCCTGTTTTTGCTACTAGTTGTTCTAACACCTGCTTAACTGGCACTTCTGAATCAAGGATCTGGTTATCCGCACCAATAACCTTTACTTCTATATCTCCTATTCCTACAAAATCCCTAACCTTTCCATCTTGGCTATCTTTCATGGCATCGTTGAAGGCATCCTCTATAATTTTTATTCTTTCCTTAACTTTTGCTCCATTCATTGTGTCGTTTTGGGGTTTATATATTACTGAGTATCTTACATTTCCGAATCTATCCCAATTATTACCGATAGCACTGAATATTTTTAAGAGGATACTCGTCATAAACGGCATAGAACGAAATATGCTCACACCGTATGCATTGTCTCCTTCCGGATCAAGTGGTGTGAACAGTACAAGATCTTGGTATGGTAATACAACTGGTTCAATCTCTCCTGGTTGCACCTGGCATATTAGATTTTCCAGTGGATTGTCGGTTTGTTTTAACTTTATTGTCCTAATATCAATGTTTTTAAGTGCATATATATCATTCTTGGCATTGTTTAATATTATTTCTCCCGAACTATTACCACACTCAATGAGTTGATCTAGATAGCTTTCTATAAACGGATATATCCCTCTTTGGTTTGCATTCGTCTTTACGTTATCCATAAAGTCTCGAATCTCTTCCTCTTGCTTTGTGCTATCACATTCTACATCAAAGGTCCCGACTAGCCTTACAATACGGTTTATTGCAGTATCAAGTATAGGAACCGCTTCCCTCATCGCCTTATAGAGCTCATATTCTACTTTCAAAGGAATATACTTGTCTAAAACTCCAAAGGGATGGCTGTTACTATCCCTTGTTTGCACCGTGACGGATATTTCAGGCTTATCATTTCTTCGCTTGAAAAAATCAAATAGTCTCAATATCTCACCTCCTATCTACTATCTCCTGCGGATACGTAAAATGAATCCTCTTGGCTTTCTACTAGCACTATACCTGCATAAGAAGCAGTATCAACCTGGTCATCATTTTTACCCGTAGGGAATGTAACTAATTCTTTCTCCCATTCATCAAGCCAGTGGGCTCCTTTTCTATGATAAACCTTTCCATTTTCATACATAACCATTATTGTAGCTGCTCTAGTTACCTTATCAGTATCAGCCTTTAATTCTTTTATTGGAAGGCCCTTTCTAATTAGGTACTGTTTTAGTGCTATGCCTGTATTTTTGGTTTCTATTGCTTGGAAGGATGGATGTTTTTCATAGTATCTGCTCTGAAATACTTTCTCCTGATCAGGAACCTCAATTCTATCTCTAAATACATCATCAACCAATAAATCATTATCAGGTGTTATGACCCAATCTGTAAGAACGGTATAGTCAGCTGATTGCTTTTCACTTGAAGCAGTATCGGCCGTTTGAAATCTCCAACAATCTTCCTTTAAAATTGTTTTGCTGCCTTCCGCGGTATGCAGGATATAATAACTGTCTCTTTCCTCAAAATACCTAAACCATGCCCGTTTAAACTTATTCCCTTCTGCTGGTGCTGGTCTTTGTTGGTAAAGAGCATCGAACCAATATGAGCCCAACGTCCTTTTAGTTTCCTTTAAAACGTTGATAGGATATCTCTCAGGCCATAACGCTTCACCTTGTAATCTCCCTAGTTGGTCACCTTCTTCTGCTATAGCCGGGAGATTAATCACCTCCCATGGTATAAGTTCTATGCCTTTTTCGGCATCTTCCTTTTCCTTTGCTAATAGTCGACCAACTAAATCATCTTCATGCCATCTGGTCATAAGAATGATAATAGATCCTCCAGGAGCAAGTCTTGTATAAAATGTCGTAGTATACCAATCCCATACATTTTGCCTTATAGTTTCTGAATTCGCTTCCTTGGCGTTCTTAAAAGGGTCATCTATGATCCCTATATGAGCACCACGGCCTGTAATAGGTCCACCAACACCAACTGCAAATAATCCTCCCCTATGTCCTGCAAGGCCCCATCTTCCTACTGCTGAACTACCTTTTGCTATATCAACATTGAATAGTTCGGAATGCTGGTTTAATGTATCCCTTGCTATTCTTGAATGATCATAGGCTAAATCAGCACTATATGACGACAATATGATTTCATGTTCTGGATTTCTTCCTAAATGCCAAGACGGAAACTTCTTTGAAATTGTTTCAGATTTACCGTGTCTGGGCGGTAGCGTAATAATGAGTCTATGCGGTATGCCTTTTACTGTATCCTCTGATACTTCTTGGAGTTTAGAAGTAATTAAGTCAAGGTGCCTGGCTGTTTGCCACCTACCTTGACCGTCATAGATCATAAACTCTTTAAAGTTATTCTTTGCGTTTTGGGCCTGGTCGTTCCCTTTTAATTTTGCTATTTCATCATCTATTATATTAAACAGGTTTCTAAGTTCGCCCATCCCCCTCACTACTTTCGATTATCCTTCTCATTCTGCTATCTGCCTTGATTTCTTTTAACACTTTTAATGTCGTGTCAGGATCTTCTCTTTTAAATTTATCTATAAATAAAATAACAAACTCCTGCAACAGACTGAAGTCGTATATCTTACTTTGTAAGTCTGCCAGGAATTTGTTATTTTCTCTAACTTCTTTGGTTAATCTTGTAAAATCTAGTATGTTATCTGATATTTGCTGTGCTATTTGTTCAGCGAATGCTGGAGGTGATACTTTCATTCCGTGTTTCATTAAAGCGGTCGCACTTTCAGTTATCTTATCTATTAAATGGTCTGTGTCTTCTATTAGCTCAAGTTTATTTAACACTTTGCATGATACATCTAGCTGACTCTGGATTACGTTATATGTATAGTTAAGGCTTTTGGCTACTCTCCTTTTATCTTCCTTAATTACTTCTACGGCTTTTTCATCTACTAATTCACCATGTTTATCCAGGAACCGTTTAACCGCCATATCTGATATTTTAATCTTATCTTCTTTTTTAACAATACTCGCTATTTCGTTGTATGTTTTCCCGTTATTTCTCAACTTTATAACTTTGTCCTGTAGCCCATGCTTCTCGATTTTGCTTGGTCTTGCCATGTTATCACCCTTATAACGTTATATGGTTAAAAATAACGTTATTCTTGTTTTTGAGTATGAAAAAAGAGCCCGGTTAGGAGCTCTATATAAAAAATGTTGTCCTGCCATTGCTGAATAATAAAAGCACCGGTTTTCCGATGCTGTACATGCGTATTCCCCTCCCGCGAGCACGAGCCCGTATAAATGTTCATCGGGGATATCGTTGTTCATTATATATTATATCACATCTTTTTTATTAAAAGGGGAAGTAAAAGGGAAGTCTTTGGGAAGTGCGCTCTCTCCAAATAGCCCCACTGCAATTTTGTTAATCGCTCGTTTTCTTAATTCTTTACACCATTTCTCTG